ATATCTTCTACTTTATTATCGAATAAAAGCTTAGAATATGCATATAGGTTAAGTGGGTTTTTTGGACCGTCCTCTTTAAAATTACCTGTATCCCCATATACAGATGCAGATGATGCGTAAGAAAATTTTATCTCATACTCCATTGCTTTGGCTAGCAATTTTTCAGAATATTCTAAATTATCTTTCATTACTAATTTACCGTTCCATTCAGTAGTAGATGAAATAGCACCTTCATGAAAAATATATGTTAACTTACTCCAATCAATCTTTGACGTAGTAAATGTATCGTCTTTATCAATAAATGTTTCAAATTTACAGTCTACGAGATTACGAAATTTATGACCGTTAGTGAGATCATCAACAACTATAATATTATTAAAACCTCTTTTATTTAAATTTCGTATAATATTCGAACCAATAAAGCCAAACCCGCCTGTTACTAATATCATTTTAAAGCCTGCGCGAAGTCTAAAAGAGAATCATATACACCAGTTTTTTTTCTAATTTTTTCAGCTGAAAATTTACTTAATGTGGTTTCTGTTTGTTTACCATAACCTGTTCTTACTAAAATAGGTTTAGCTCCTATCTTATATGCTGCTTTTAAATCGGACATCTTATCACCAACATAAAAACCGCCTTGTTTAAATCTTTTACCGTTTAGCAATTCTTTTTCAGCTCTGTGAAACATTCCAATATTAGGTTTAGCGTAATAATCTTCTCTCATAGATGATTCAGCATAAAATAAACCATCTATAGTAAAAATACCAGCCTCACCAAAAACTTTCATCATATGATTATGAATTGCATCAACTTGCTCATGAGTTTGAAGACCTTTAGATATTCCACCTTGATTAGTTAAAATAACTACTTTATAACCTTTCAAACGTATCATACGAATAGCTTCTAAAGAGCCTGGAATAGGCTCCCAATCTTCTATTTTTGTAATATAATCGCCTTTATCAACATTAATTACACCATCTCTATCTAAACCTACTACGGCTTTAGGAAATACCTTAGGCCAGTCTATTTGCGCTTGCTGTAAAGCTAGTTGCTCAGGTGTAGGTGGCTGATTAAATTGACTTTGCTGTAGATTTGAACCAGAGCTATAAGGTCCAGTAAAGTAATCTTGTGCTTGTTGTGAAGGGCCCTGTGTTACAGTACCACATTGCGTGGCCCCTGTACTTGTATATCTTCCCATTATAACCTCACTTAGTAATAAAGATAAATAACATTATATCCTATTAATCTATTTATGGCAAAGAAAATATGGCACTTCCAACAACAAGAGAACAATTAAAAAGTTACTGCCTTCGGAATTTAGGTGCACCTGTAATCGATATAAATGCAGATGATGAGCAGTTAGAAGATCGCATCGACGAAGCTATAGAATATTATAGAGATTATCACTTTGATGGTACAGAAAGAATATTTTATAAGCATCAAGCTACATCTGATGATATAGCGAACGGCTATATTACAGTACCTGATTCAATTTATGGTGTTACAGGTTGCTTTACTCTGGGCGGTACATACTCAGTAAATAATCTTTTTAATGTAAGATATCAAATACATCTAAATGATCTTTACGATCTTTTACAATCTTCTATTGTGCCATATCAAATGGCTATGACTCATATTAATATGTTAGAAGAAACATTTGTAGGCAAGCAACCAATTAGATACAATAGACATACTAATAAAGTATTTATTGATACAGATTGGAGTGAAAAAATTCCTGTAGATTCTTTTATTATTTTAGATTCATATCAAATTATAGACCCTGATACTAATACTGATATGTATTCTGATCGTTGGTTGCTTAGATATACGACAGCTTTGTTTAAGCGACAATGGGGAGAAAACCTCAAAAAGTTTGAAGGTTTGCAAATGCCAGGCGGTCTAACTTTTAACGGGCAAAAAATATGGGAAGAATCTATGGAGGAGATTCGTAAGCTAGAAGACGAAATGATATCAAGCTACAGCTTACCAGTTCATGACATGATAGGTTAAAGATGGCTACTAATAAATATTTTAATAATTTTAATTATGCTCGAGAGCAAGATCTTGTAGAGGATCTTACAATCGAATCTATTAAAATATATGGGCATAATTTAAAATATTTACCTCGTACAAGAGTTAATACCGATCATTTATTTGGAGAAGATACACTTTCTTCATTTAATGAAGGTATTGATTTAGAAATGTATATAAAAAATACTGAAGGTTTTGAGGGTGAAGGAGACCTTTTATCTAGATTTGGTTTAGAAATTAGAGATAGCGTTACTTTTACTGTAGCTAGAAAACGGTTTGATCAGGCAATTACATCACCTAAATTAACTACTGAGGTAGGTTATAATCTTATTTTCGAAGATGGTAGTACGACGACACCATCTAGACAATATTTAACAGGTTCTCAAGATACTGACAGTTTTGTACAAGAGGGTGATGATTATACTAATACTATTAACAGACCGCAGGAAGGCGATCTTATATACTTTCCTATGGTTGGAAAACTATTTGAAATTAAATTTGTAGAGCATGAACAAATCTTCTATCAAACAGGTAGACTTCAAACTTATGATGTTCGCTGTGAATTGTTTGATTATAGCTCTGAACAAATTAATACTGGTAATACTGAAATTGACCTTATTGAGGATACATATTCTCAGAATGTTCTTGGTTATGAATTTACTTTAGAAGATGGGTCTGGTATAGTAAATCTAGAAGACGGCGGGTCATTGTTGCAGGAATATGATATCGAAACTACAGATAACTCTGCTAATAATGCGTTCTTCCAGTTTGAATCGGAAAACATTCTTGATTTTAGTGAGACTAATCCATTCTCAGAAATAGATAGGTACTAATAATGTTTGGTAGAACTTTTTATCACGGCACTATAAGAAAATATGTTATTGTTTTTGGTAATATGTTTAATGGAATTTATGTGCAAAGATTTAACTCGAGTAATGAAAGAGTTCAGACACTAAAAGTTCCAATCGCATATGGTCCGAAAGAAAAATTTCTAGTAAGATTAGCTCAGGATCCTAATTTAGATCAAGACATAGCAGTAAGTCTGCCCAGATTAGGTTTTGAGATGACAGGTATAAATTATGCGTCTAATAGAAAATTGCCTTCTACTCTTAGACATACTAAAAAAGACTCGTCAGATAATAATATATTGAAATCTCAGTATGCTCCAGTTCCTTATGATATTAATTTTACACTTTCTGCGTTTGTTAAAAACGCAGATGACGGTACACAAATATTAGAGCAAATATTACCTTATTTTCAACCTGAATGGACAAATAATATAAAATTAATACCAGATATGGATTTGGTATATGATGTGCCGTGTATATTGAATGATGTAAGTTTAGAAGACACGTATGAAGGTGATTTTGCTGCGAGAAGAGCATTAATCTGGAATTTAAATTTTACTATGAAAGGTTATATTTTCGGTCCGATATCAAATACTGGTATTATTAGACGTACTAAACTAAGATTTATTGATGAAAATACCAGCGACTCAGCAGGTTTAGAAGAAGCTAATATACAACCGGCATTAACTGCGGATGGTAAACCAACTAGCAATAATGCATTGTCTATACCAGTCGAAGATATAGAAGTTAATGATCCATATGGTATAGCAACAGATATAAGTGAAATATAATGAAAAAATCTACTATGGCTGAGAATTTTGAAGAGATATTTAATTTACCTCCAGCAGAAATAGAGGATAGTAAAAATATATCAGTATATAATAGTGCTGATAAAGAGCAAGATATAGAAACTGATTATCAATATGCTAGAGAGAATCTTTACAAAGTAATTGAGAGTGGCTCAGGTGCTTTAGATGAGTTGGTAGAATTAGCTAAACAATCACAAAGCCCAAGAGCATTTGAAATAGTTGGTCAGCTTGTAAAAACTTTGACCGATGCTAATAAAGATTTACTAGAGGTACAGAAAAAAGTAAAAGATTTGAAGCGTGAAGAGAAATCCAAAGGGCCTAATAATGTTACAAATGCATTATTTGTAGGAAATACAACTGATTTACAGAAAATGTTGAAGGATAATGGTAATGTATGAATATAAATGTAAAATAATAAAAATTGTAGACGGAGATACAGTAGATGTCGATATCGATCTCGGGTTTGGAATCTGGATACGTAACGAGCGCATACGGTTATATGGAATCGACACGCCCGAAAGCCGTACCAGAGATAAAACAGAAAAACGTTACGGATTATACGCAAGCGCTTTCCTTAAAAACACACTTGGAACTGATTGCATATTACGAACACAAAA